AATTTAAATCTCGTTTAAGAGGCGGCGGAGCTCGTGCTAATCAGTTCAAGGTAACTTTACCTTTTCCTGGTTACGCTGCTGTAGGTGGTGAAACATCTGATCTTGCTTTCTTATGTAAAGCAACTGCTATACCTGGACAAACAGTAGGTAATGTACCTATTGATTTTAGAGGCAGAAAACTTAATATCGCTGGGGATCGAACTTTCGAACCTTGGACAATTACGGTATTAAACGATACTGACTTTAAATTGTACAGAGCATTTGAAAGATGGATGAATGGTATAAACAACATGACTGACAACGAAGGTATCGCAAATCCTGCTGATTATCAAGTTGATGGTTTCGTTGACCATTTAGATAGAAATGGTAATACTCTAAAGTCATACACTTACAGAGGACTGTTCCCAATCGCCTTAGATAATATTGCTTTGAATTACGGAACTAATGACACTATCGAAGAATTTGGTGTTACATTCCAATTCCAATATTTTGAAACAGATACGACTACATAAAAATAAGTTAATTCAAAAAGGAAGATTATAATATGGTACAACTACTTGGATTTGAAATAACAAGAAAAAATGATACTCTGGAGAAGCCAGCAGAAGCCAAACAGGCTTTTACTATACCTTCTCCAGATGACGGTGTAACAACTATATCTGCTGGCGGTTACTTTGGCCAATACTTGGATATGGAAGTCACAGCTAAGAATGACTCTGAGCTGATTAGAAGATATAGAGAAGTTGCTCAGCATCCAGAATGTGATATGGCTATTGAAGATATAATAAATGAGGTTATTGTATCTAATGAAAAAGACGTTTCCGTTTCATTGTCTTTAGACAAACTTGGTGTTTCAGATAAAATTAAAGAAAAGATTAGAGATGAGTTTGACGAAGTAATGCGTTTGTTAAACTTTGAAGAAAAAGGACATGACATATTTAAAAGATTTTATGTTGATGGCCGTATCTATTTTCATAAGGTAATAGATCCGACTAGTCCTAGAAAAGGTCTTACAGAATTAAGATATATTGATCCACGAAAAATGAAAAAGGTTCGTGAGATTAAAAAGAAAAGAGATGTCAAAAGTAAAGGCATTGAAGTTGTTGAACAAACAGCAGAGTGGTTTATATACAATGAAAAAGGAATACAAGCTGGTAATTCTAATGCTGGTGTTAAAATCGCAACTGACTCAATAACTTTTGTAACATCTGGTGTCATTGACCAAAATAGAAATATGGTCATGGGTCACTTGCACAAAGCAATTAAACCTGTCAATCAGTTAAGAATGATTGAAGACGCTGTTGTTATTTACAGAATAGTAAGAGCACCTGAAAGACGAGTGTTCTATGTTGATGTAGGTAACTTGCCAAAAATAAAAGCTGAGTCTTATTTAAGAGACGTAATGGCAAGATACAGAAACAAACTTGTTTATGATGCTTCAACTGGTGAAATTAGAGATGACAGAAAACATATGTCAATGCTTGAGGACTTTTGGTTACCTCGTAGAGAGGGTGCAAAAGGAACTGAAGTAACTACTTTACCAGGTGGACAAAATCTTGGTGAAATTACAGACGTTCAATACTTTCAAAAGAAATTATACAAAGCGTTGAATGTGCCGATTTCAAGATTAGAATCAGAATCTGGTTTCAATCTTGGTAAAGCTGCTGAAATTACAAGAGATGAATTAAAGTTTACTAAGTTTGTTCAAAGATTAAGAAAAAGATTTACTCAACTCTTTGCTGATATACTTAAAACACAATTAGTTTTAAAAGGTATCATAACTATTGAAGATTGGGCAAAAATAGGCGCACATATTCAATATGATTATTTAAAAGATGGATATTTTGCTGAGTTAAAAGAGGCAGAAATTTTAAGAGAAAGATTAAGTCTTGCTCAAGAAGTAAGTCCATATGTAGGAAAATACTACTCAGTTGACTACATAAGAAAAAAAGTATTGAGACAAAGTGATGACGATATAATTGAAATTGATAATCAAATTGCGAAAGAAATAAAACAAGGTATTATTGCGGCTCCCGAAGGTCAAGATATGGATACAGAAGCCCAAGATACTGGTATAAATATAGGAGATGAATAATTATGGCAAATGAAAATGTAAAAAATATGATTGACTCACTTACAAGTGGGGACAATGTAGCGGCTCAAGACTCATTTAAAAATGCGTTGTCTGATAAAATAGGACAAGCACTTGATGATAAAAGACAATCAGTTGCTACTGACTGGTTAAACGCAGGTAACGAATTAGAAGCAACACAAGACGCTGCTCAATTGAGTGGTAATAATGCTGAAGTAGAAACACCTGCACCTGTTGAAGTAGATCAAGGCGAGGAAGAAAATGCAGATGATGTTTCAGCAGTTCAAGACTAAACTGGCTGAACAAAAAGTTGACAGTCCTAAAGAAACTGCTCAATTTAAAAAATTATCGCCAGCTGAAAAGATGGCAGTAAAAGATATCTATATTATGATAGGTAAAACTAAAGGTGATATAATTAGTAAGATTGATGGTATAATAAAACAGGTGGCGAGAAAAAGAAATGTTAAAGTGTCAAGTATAGAAGATTATATTGACAATGAAATATTAAGTTAAAGGAAATAAAAAATGGCTATTGCAACAAGAACATTAAAAGATACAGTTGTCGGTGCTGCTGGTGATGGTGGTAAAGTTACTATTCTAGTAAACATGGATGATAACACTACTGCTAACTCAAATATATTAGACGCAAGTGGATTATCTGGTCATGCTAATGGAGCAAAATTAGATATCACTAAAATATGGTGGGGATTAGTACAAGGTACTGCTGATGATAATACAGGTCATGTACAGATACAATTTAAAGGTGCTTCAGCTGATACTATCGCAATTCAACTTGCTGGTACAGGACACTATGATGGCACTGCTGGTAGAATTACTAACAACGCAACGAACACAACAGCGACTTCAGGAGATTTAGAGTTAACCGCTCTTGGTACTTCTGGATTTGTTCTTATCGAATTAAGAAAAGACTCAGCGTTTTCGAGTTAATTATTATGGCGATAACTAATACTAAGGTAGTGGACTCTACTGAAAAGTACATTGTTCAGTCAAAGGGTATTGGTGGTGAAGAAGATCAAATCGTGGCTGACGCTGAAGAGCTTGAAAGTGGTAATAACGAAAGTAAAGTAAGTTTAATAGAATGTTATTATCAGATAAAAGGCACTGGCACACTAACGATTAGTGCTGTAAGTGAAACAAATAATTTGACTTTTACTGGTCGTGGTAAATATGGATTAAGACCTGACCAGTTAAAGTTTGGTGACGATAAACAAATATTATTAACAACTGACTCAAATGTAGATAGTTATTTGTTGATAACTGAATTTAGGAGAAATAATTAATGGCTGATGTAGTAACAAGTCAAACGATAGTAGATACAGCTGGAACAAAAACAGTTATGAAATTTACTAACATATCTGACGGATCAGGTGAAACACTAGTTACAAAAATGGATGCTAGTGCTCTTAACTTTATGACAGAGGATGCAAATAGAGTCCTTGCGAAAATATATTGGTCAGTAAATACTACGAATGGTAAATCAGGAGTAGAATTATTATTTGCTGGCAGTGGCGATAATGCTGCTAATGCAACGATAGGATTTTTTTCTGGTCGTGGTTTTCACGATTACCATACTGCAGGAAATAGTATACCTAACAATGCAACACTAACAGCAAACACATCGCCTGCAGGTGACATATTGTTATCAACAAAAGGTTTTGTTGCTGGCGATAACTATACATTAATTTTAGAGATAAGATAAAATAAAAGGTGGAGAGATGAAACTTATTACAGAAACAATAGAAAACATTGAAGTCTTAACCGAAGAAAGAAACGGGAAAAAAGACTACAAGATAAAAGGTATCTTTATGCAAGCGGATATTAAAAACCGTAATGGTAGAATCTATCCAGTAGGCACACTTGCAAAAGAAGTTAAAAGATATAACGAACAATTTATAAACAAGAAACGAGCTTTTGGTGAACTAGGACATCCAGACGGACCAACAGTAAACCTAGAAAGAGTTTCACATATGATTACTAGTCTAAAACCAGAAGGTAAAAACTTTATAGGTGAGGCTAAGATAATGGATACACCATACGGTAAAATTGTCAAGAATTTAATTGACGAAGGTGCTCAATTAGGCGTATCATCAAGAGGTATGGGATCTCTACAATCAGGATCGCAAGGTAATGTTGTAGGTAAAGATTTCTATTTGGCTACTGCGGCTGATATAGTTGCAGACCCATCAGCTCCAGACGCTTTCGTAGAAGGAATTATGGAAGGTAAAGAGTGGGTATGGGACAACGGCGTACTGAAAAGTATGGAAGTTGAAAGATATAAAGAAGAAATAGAGAAAACTAAACGTGCCGAATTGGCAGAAAAGAAAGCCTCTATTTTTAAAGACTTTCTGACAAAAATCTAAACACACGCAACTTACATAAGCTGCGTAGGTTTTGAGATGACAGGATGTATAAATAATATTAACAATTAAATTAATTAATTAATTAAATTATCAAGGAGAGACCTAATGTCTGACACAGAAAAACAAGTAGAGAAAGTGGAAGAGCAAAAGAACGTAGTAACGGCTAATGCTGCTCCATCTGAACCTACTAAACTTAAAAATGACGCAGAGGATCTTGGTCCAGCAGTTGTAAAACCAACTGACAATACACCAGACAATGCGAAAAAAGTTAAGAAAGTATCAGATCAGGTCAACAAAGACGCTAACGATGGTTCTTTACCAAACGATCAAAAACCTTCATCTATGAAAAAAGAAGAAACGGAAGAAGTCGAAGAAATGGCAAACATGAACGCTATGAAAATGAAGAAAATGAATGCTATGAAAAAGATGGAAGACGATTCTGAAAAAGAAGATGATAAAAAAGAAATGATGATGAAAGATAAAATGAAAAAAGAATCAGCGGAAGAAGTAGAAATTGACCTATCCGATGATGTTAAAGCACTAGTTTCATCTGACGCTGATCTATCTGAAGAATTTAAAGATAAAGCAGCTACTATTTTTGAAACTGCTGTTAAGACAAGAATTAAGGAACAAACAAAAATCCTTGAGGCACAGTACGAAGAAAAACTTGAGTCTGAAAAAGAAACAATAAAAGAAGCTATGACTGAAAAAGTAGATTCATACCTAAACTATGTTGTTGAAGAATGGATGAAAGAAAATGAATTAGCGGTTGAAAGAGGAATTAGAACTGAGATCGCTGAAGACTTTATAACTGGTCTTAAAGGCTTATTCAAAGAACACTACATTGATGTTCCTGAAGAAAAATATAATGTACTTGATGACTTAACAAATCAGAATAAAAAACTTGAAGATAAACTTAACGAACAAATCGAGAAAAATGTTGAGTTAAGTAAAAAAGTTTCTGACGCTGACAGACACACAATCGTTGCTGAAATTTCTGACGATTTGGCTGATACAGAAAAAGAAAAATTTACTTCAATGGCTGAGAATGTTGAGTACGATAGTGCTGATAAATTTAGAGAGAAATTAGAAACTATTAAAGAATCTTATTTCCCTAAAAAGAAAATAGTAGAAAGCGCATCTAAAGATGCTGTTGATACTGTTGCGGCTAACGCTCCTATTGAGAGCAATACCGATGCTATGGCTGCATACACAGCCGCTATAACTAAAAACCTTAAATCTGTAAAGATTTAATAAATTAATATAAGAAACGGAGAGATAAAATGTATCTTACTGAAAACTTACAAGAAAAATGGCAGCCAGTATTGGAGCATCCTGATTTACCAAAAATTGAAGATGCGTACAAAAGAGCTGTAACAACAGTTATTCTTGAAAACCAAGAAAAAGCTGTTAGAGAAGATAGAAGCTTTATGTCTGAGGCTGCACCTGCTAACGCAATGGGTGCTTCTTCATCTACTGCTTCTGACGGATCTATCGACACATGGGATCCTGTTTTAATATCACTAGTTAGAAGAGCAATGCCTAACTTAATCGCATACGATATTTGCGGTGTTCAACCAATGACTGGTCCAACTGGTCTTATCTTCGCTATGAAGTCAAGATTCGGATCACAAGCTGGTGCTGAGGCATTATTTAACGAAGCTGATTCAGACTTTTCTGCTGAAGACGCTGCTTCTGACACAGGTTCTCCAGACTCTCACTCTGGTACTAACCCTGCTGTTCTTAACGATTCACCTGCTGGAACTTACACAACTGGTTCTGGAATGTCAACTGCTAACGCAGAAAAACTAGGTGATGGATCTGATGAGTTTGCTGAAATGGCTTTCTCAATCGATAAAGTAACGGTTACTGCTAAATCGAGAGCTCTTAAAGCTGAATACACTATGGAACTTGCTCAAGACTTAAAAGCAATCCATGGTTTAGATGCTGAGACTGAACTTGCTAACATCCTTTCATCTGAGATCCTTGCGGAAATCAATAGAGAAGTTGTTAGAACAATATACACTACTGCAAAAGCTGGTGCTCAAGTAAATACTACAACTGCTGGTATTTTTGATCTTGACACAGACTCAAACGGAAGATGGTCAGTTGAGAAATTCAAAGGATTAATGTTCCAATTAGAGAGAGACGCTAATGCAATTGGTCAACTAACAAGAAGAGGAAAAGGTAATATGATTATCTGTTCAGCTGATGTTGCTTCTGCACTTCAAATGTCAGGTGTATTAGATTACGCTCCTGCTCTTGCAACTAACTTAAATGTAGATGACACTGGAAATACTTTCGCTGGTGTTCTTAACGGTAAGTTTAAAGTATATGTAGATCCATATGCTGCTAACATTGCTGCTAAACAATTCTACGTTGTAGGTTACAAAGGAACTTCACCATACGACTCTGGACTATTCTATTGTCCTTACGTACCACTACAAATGGTAAGAGCAGTTGGTCAAGATAGTTTCCAACCAAAAATCGGTTTCAAAACTAGATATGGTATGGTTGCTAATCCTTTCGCAACAACAAATGGTACTGGTGCAATTGATTTAACATCACCTGCAGCTGGTGACCAAAACGTATATTACAGACGTGTTCAAGTTACAAACATTATGTAATATTGGTTGACAAAACTAATACGAAAAAGGGGGGATTTATTCCCCCTTTTTTTTAGCCTAAAATTCATTATAAATAGTAGTATGACAGAAACAAATATTATCAACAGACAACCCTCTAAATTAGACTATGCAAGTCCTGTTCAGTTTAGGTTTAAGATGACTAAGATTCCTAAGGTAGAGTTTTTTGTACAGACAGCAAACATACCTGGTATTAGTTTAGGTACAGCAACTGTGCCTACACCTTTGTATGATTATCCTGTGCCTGGCGATACAATAAATTATCAGACTTTAGAGTTATCATTTCTTGTTGATGAAAATTTAAACAACTATAAAGAATTACATGACTGGATAAGTGGTCTAGGATTTCCTAAAAATCACTCTCAGTTTGCTGATTTACAAGCTTCAAGTGCTGATAGATTTCCTGGTTCGACTGCAAGTTCAGTCGCAACAGGATCAAAAAGAACACCAGCACCACTTGCTGAAGGCGGTACTTATTCAGACGCCACACTAACAGTTTTAAATAGTAAGAATATTGCAAAGACAGAAATAAGATTTTCAAATGTTTATCCTATATCTTTAGGATCATTGTCTTATAATGTTCAGGCAAGTGACGTAGATTACTTACAGGTATCTGCTAGTTTTAATTATTTGAATTATGATATTGTACAGATATCGACTACATAAAAAATATAGGATGATTATTGATGAAGACTTTAAGATGGATCGACAAAGCCGTATGTCTCGGCAATGGTAAATCACGACAAGGATTAAACTTAGAAAAGATGAAGGATTATGCAACCGTAATAGGTTGTAACGCCATTTATCGTGATTTTCAATGTGATATATTAGTAGCACTGGATTCAAGGATGAGTCACGAGGTATATCGATCAGGATATGCTCATAAGGCTATATGTTATCTAGGATATTGGACACCTGTGCCTAATGTTGTTGCTGACTCTATGTTAGCAGACAAATGGTATGGTAAAGGTCAGATAGATAATGAGCCAAATGGTTGTAACGAAGTTGTATATCATGGGGCAGATGGTGTGTTCACACTTATGAAAGGTAAAAATCTTGGTATAACTTATGTAACAGGTGTAAAACCTGGTGATAAAGTTACCGATATTGATCCAAGTGTAGATGGCTTTGCATATGCAACAGGTAGTAGATCGGTTCATCTTGCCTGTGAATTAAATGCCAAAGAGGTATTTCTTGTAGGGCATGATTTATATTCAGATGATGATAAAGTAAATAATATATATGCAGGCACTCAAAGTTATGCAAAGAAAGAAGATTTAGCAGCCAATCCTGATAATCCAAAAGAAATGTATAATTGGATTATGCAACATAAAAATACCTTTGATAAATTTAAAGATATACAATTCTATAAGGTTAATAAGGGGAAGCAAAAAACCGCTTCCACTATAAACGAATGGAGTTCATGTGAAAACCTAAAATATATATCTGTTAAAGAAATGGAACAAAAGCTTTACAATTAACCGAAAAGGTGATATAATAACATTATGACATTAGAAGAATTACAAGAGTCCGTAAATAAAGACTTTAAACTAGATGATACTGAATTAGATAGAGAGTCGGTAAACATACCTCTATTACATAACAAATACTTAATACACTTTAATAAATTTAATTTACTATTAAAGAAAGCAGATCAAGAGCATAAGTCTCTTACAAAAGATAAATGGGAATATTATACAGGTAAAGCAGACCCTAGTGTGTATCAAGCAAAACCATTTGATATAAAAGTTTTAAAAGCAGATGTTCACATCTATATGGATTCTGATCCTGAATTACAAAAAGCAGATCAAAAGGTAGCGTATCTAAATCAAATAGTAAAATATCTTGAACAAGTTTTAAGAGGTGTAAACAATAGGACTTTCTTAATTAAAAATGCTATTGAATGGAAGAAGTTCACTAGTGGTGCAATATAATGGATCATCAAAAAGTATTTTCAACAAACATATTTGTAAAAGATGATTATCTAGCACCTCAAAGATTACCTGCTATGCAGGAAGAAATTTATACATTATATAAACAAAGAGAACAAAATAACAACTGGCAAACAAATGCTGATTTACATAAAAAAGAACCATTTAAATGGTTTGCTACAGACATAGGTAAAACTGCTTTTGATATAATTGATAAACTAGATTATAATGTAGAAGAAATAGAAATAACTGGCATGTGGGGTAATATATTAAAGCCTGGTGAAACACACGCACCACATACACACTCTAATAATTTTTTAAGTGGAGTATTTTATTTAGAATCAGACGCTAAAACTGGTATTACTTTTGTAGACCCAAGACCAGCAGCAGATGTACTTGTACCAAGAAAGAAAAAAAAGACTAACGAAAATTCAAACTTACTATCCTATATTTCAAAACAAAACAGATTAATAATATTTCCTTCGTGGTTAGTTCATTGGGTCCCAATAAACAATTCTAAAAGAGATCGTATAAGTATTTCTTTTAATGTACAGATAAGAGGACAAGTAGGTGAACACCACGAATATCAATCCGCAAAATACTAATCTTTTAATCATAGAAAAAAGAAACGAAGTTTACATTACAATAGAATGTGAACCAGATGTACAAAGAGAGATATCTGAATTTTTTACTTTCTATGTGCCAGGTTATAAGTTTATGCCAGCATTTAGAAATAGAATGTGGGATGGTAAGATAAGATTATTTTCACAAAAAACAAAAGAGATATACTTTGGTTTATATCCATATGTAAAAGCGTTTGCTGAAGAAAGAGGATATACTATCGTTTGTGGTAAAGATGTAGAGATTAATAATAAGGTAGACAAAGATACGGTAAAACATTTCTGTAATAGTCTAGGTCAAAAGTTTGAGGCAAGAGATTATCAAATAGACGCTGTGTATAGTAATTTAAGATTTAATAGATCACTATTACTAAGTCCTACCGCATCTGGTAAATCATTTATAATATATGCATTAATAAGATATTATACACATTTACTAAAAGATAAGAAGTGTTTATTAATAGTTCCCACAACATCACTAGTTGAACAAATGTATTCTGATTTTGAATCGTACGGTTGGAATGTAAAGAAAAATTGTCATAGATTATATAGTGGATACTCAAATCAAACAGATAAAAAAGTATTGATATCAACATGGCAAAGTTTATATAAGTTACCGAAAAAATATTTTGAACAGTTTGGCGCTGTGTTTGGTGATGAAGCTCATCTATTTAAATCTAAATCATTAACAGAAATTATGACCAAACTAATTGATTGTAAATATCGTATAGGTCTTACTGGTACTTTAGATGGTGCTCATACACACAAATTAGTTTTAGAGGGATTGTTTGGTGCTGTAAACAAGGTTACATCTACAAAAAAACTTATGGATAAAAAACAATTAAGTGATCTGGTTGTAAGATGTTTAATTCTTAAACATAGTGAAGCCAATGCTAAAATGGTCGCAAGTGGTAAGTATCAAGATGAAATAGATTATTTGGTATCAAGTAAATCAAGAAATAATTTTATTAAAAATTTAGCACTTAAAATAAAAGGTAATACTTTAATACTATTTCAACTAGTAGAGAAACACGGAAAGGGATTATATGAAATTATTAGAGACAAATCAAAACAAGGAAGAGAAGTCTTTTTTGTCTATGGAGGAGTTGACGCTGAACAAAGAGAAAAGGTCCGAGAGATCACAGAAAAAAGCAACAACGCCATTATCGTGGCTTCTTATGGAACTTTCTCCACAGGCATTAATATACGGAACTTGCATAACATTATTTTTGCTAGTCCTAGTAAATCTAGGATAAGAAACTTACAATCAATTGGTAGAGGCTTAAGATTGGGAGATAATAAAGTTAATGCGACACTATACGACATAGCAGATGACTTACAATATAAGTCAAAAGAAAATTTTACTTTAAAACATTTTCAAGAAAGAATTAACATTTATACCGAAGAAGAATTTGATTACGAAATTCACAATATTAACCTAAAGGAATGATAAATACTTATATGGATAATAATACCGATTATCGTATGGTTAAACTTATAGATGGTAGCACCATAATGGGTTCTATTACAGTTGATAAAGATTTTTTAAGAATAACCAACGCACTAGAATTACAAACAGTTCAAAGACATACTGAGTTTGGTGTAAAAGATGATTCTTCTTTAGCGCCTTGGCTAAGTTTTACAGATGATAAAACATTTGTAATACCTAGAGATAAGATAATGGTAATCACCCAAGCGGACAAACACATTTCACATTATTACGAAGTCATATTAAATAAATTAGAAAAACAAAAGGCTAATGCTAAACCTGCCTTATCTGCTCAAGAAATGGAAAACATTTATAGATTGGCAGATCAAATGGATAAACTAGATAGACGAACAAATGAAGAAAAGTTTGAATGGTCAGAGGAAAATCTGATAGATTTATTTGGTAAAAAAACTATACACTAGATAGGCTAGCTAGGTGGTTCCCCAAGCGACTACATAGTCAGTATAACATAAGAATCCATAGCCGTCAAGCGTTTTGAAAAAATAATTGAAAAGCTTTACTTTAACTAGCAAAAATGTTATAATATAATTATGTCACAAAAACAAAAATCAAAAGAACACTATGTAGATAATAAATTGTTTTTACAAGCAATGACTGACTGGCGTTTAAAATACACTAAGGCAAAAGAAAAAAATAGAAAACCGCCTAAAGTAACCAATTACATTGGTGAATGTTTTTTAAAGATTGCTAATCACTTATCTTATAGACCGAATTTTATAAACTATACATATAGAGACGACATGATCTCAGACGGGATTGAAAACTGTTTACAATATATGAGCAATTTTAATCCTGAAAAAAGTAATAATCCATTTGCATATTTCACACAAATAATTTACTATGCTTTTATTAGAAGAATACAGAAAGAGAAAAAACAACAAGATGTAAAAGCAAAAGTAATCGCAAACTCTGGTGTAGAATTAATGATGGACTCTTTAGAAGGTGATGACGCTGTATATAAAAGTCAGATGTTAGATTTCTTGCAAAAGAATATAAAAGAGAGCGAAAAGAAGTAGTTATATAATTAGGTAGGTATGAAAATAGCGTTATTAAACGACACGCACTTTGGTGTCCGTAATGATAGTATGATCTTTGATGAGTATCTTCATAAGTTTTATGATGAGATATTTTTCCCATACTTGGATAAACACAATATAAAAACCCTTATACATTTAGGTGATGTGGTTGATAGAAGAAAATATATCAACTTTAGAATCGCTGATAATTTTAGAAAAGGTTTTTTAAATAAACTATGGGAAAAGAAAATAGATACACATATTCTTATCGGTAATCACGATATCTATTTTAAAAATACAAACAAAGTAAATTCACTACAACAATTATGTACAGCACCTGATGGTGTCAACGAGCCTTGGATATATGAAGATCCTAAAGTAGTTGACTTTGATGGTCTAAAGATATTAATGTTGCCTTGGATAAATCCTGAAAATCAAGAAGAATCCTTTAACATGTTGAATACAGCAGAAGCTGATATATGCATGGCACACCTAGACTTAAATGGTTTTTATATGCATGAGAATATAACACAAACTCATGGTTATGATAAGTCAATAGTTTCAAGATTTGAAAAAACAATTACAGGTCACTTTCATACAAAGAATGATGATGGTCAAATATTTTACTTAGGTAGTCAATATGAAATGACATGGTCAGATTATAATGTTAAAAAATACTTTCATGTATTTGATACAGAAACAAGAGAGTTAGAAGCGATACATAATCCATTTACCATATTCGCTAAATTAGTTTATAATGATGATGAAACAAACTATGATGACTTTGATATAAGTTCTTATCATAATAAATTTGTAAAGTTAGTTGTTGTAAATAAAAAAAATAATGAAATGTTTGATCGTTTACTTGAAAGATTATATCATAAAATTACGGTACACGAATTAAAAATATTAGAAGACTACTCAGACCTAAATGCTAATCTAGTAAGTGATGATGTTGTTGAGGGTACCGAAGATACAATAACACTAGTAAACAATTATGTAGATCAATTACCAGTTGATTTAGATAAAGACAAATTAAAGAACATGATAAAAGAAACATTTGTCGAGGCACAAGATACGGATGTAACCAGTGATAATATTTAAAAAAGTAAGATATAAAAACTTTCTATCAACAGGCCAACAGTTCATAGAAATACAATTAGATAGAGCTCAATCAACACTAGTTGTTGGTGAAAATGGTGCAGGTAAATCGACTATGTTAGATGCATTGTGTTTTGGTTTATTTCAAAGAGCATTTAGAAATATAAAAAAAGATCAATTAGTTAATTCTATAAACGAAAAAGAATGTGTTGTAGAAGTAGAATTTATTGTTGGTCAAAACTATTACAAGATTATAAGAGGTATCAAACCTAATACATTTGAGATATGGTGTAATGATGTGATGCTAAATCAAGACGCTGCTCAAAGAGACTATCAGAAACATTTAGAATCTACAATACTAAAACTAAACTTTAGATCATTTACACAAGTGGTGATACTAGGTAATGCTTCGTTTGTACCATTTATGCAATTAAGAGCAAGACATAGAAGACAGGTCGTAGAAGAAATATTAGATATAGAAATATTTTCTAAAATGAATTTACTGTTTAGAGAAAAACAAAAAAATCAAGATGAAGTAATTAAACAATCAGAATTTAA